GTAACATAGTTAACACCCATAAACGAAGCCTCAATCGCCGCGGGAAACTTAGCAATAATTGTCTCAACTGATGTTGATAATCTTTTAACTAACGAACCATATTGTGTAAAGTTTGTTATTTGACTTAAATCGTAGTTAGGGTAAACCTTATAATTGTTCTCAAAAATTGTTTTAGATTGATAAACATTATCAAGACCTAACCCTTCTAAATTAATTGGTTGTGAAAAAGCACCGACACTGAAGTTACGGTTTTCTTTCTCATTTATAGCAGTTGTGAATTGAAAATTACCTTGCGTCAAACCACCTCCAGTTACTAACTGAAAACCTACTAAATTATCTGAAAAAGTTCCCGCTCCTGTAGCTGATTGTGGTGGACAAGTGTATTTTTTATTCGCCATTATTGTGTTATATTTGAGAAGTTTTTACTATAATCAATATTACTACCTCTATCTTGTCTAACTTCGTACAACAATTCATTAAATTGGTCACGAATTTCATACAAGTTGTATTGTCTGTAAATGTTATTATTGGTGTCGTACATTGTGTAGATACCATCATCAATTGATTTTGTTTGATTTCCGTACAACGCAATTGCGATTGTTGAGAAGTCGTGTTCCGCAACTTCGATATCCAACGTGATTGGGTTGAAATAGGTATTAGTAATTAAAATATCTTGGTCAGGTTGTCCGATGAACGGGACCGCATTTGGTTTGTTAGTTGGTGCTGATGATGGTGATAATGTACAGAATATTAAATTTGTGTTATTATCAGTATAACGATATCTTATCGCTTTTTGTGATGTATTTGTTAAGTTTTGTACAACAGGTTCACAAAAGAATGATGATGTAATTAATCTGAAGAAATTAGGTATTTTTGTACCATCAGAGTTCAGATATTCAATTCTAAAACCAACTAAACCTTGATTAACAAATTTGTTTCTATATTCAGTTGGTACGTTATTTAAATCAATAATCAAACCTCTAACGTTTGGTAGTGCTGCCAATACACCACAATCCGTTATTGACGTTCTAATCTGAACGGGTCTGATATAAAGGGTGTAGATACCTAATTTATTGAATTGGTCAGCAGGTAATTTAAGGTTATATAAACCACCCAAAATTTCTAGAGGGTTACCGCCAGTACTTGCGTTATTGAAATAAGGCTTTAGAATCGCCGCAGCGTCCAATTTAGTTAAGACAAAGTTATCAGTCTCATCTCTTGATGGAGTGTAATTTAAGATTATCTCCACATCTTCCGGTGATACGTCAGCCGGTCTTATCGTTCCATATGTTCCTGTTGCCATGTTAAGCTATTTTTATTATGTTAAAGAATCCGTAACCATATTTTTCAAGGTCCCCGATATTGTTAATTTCACCAAGTCGTTCAACCCTTTCTAATGCAGATACTTTACCTCTCTCAATAAATACATTAGTTTGAACTTCTGCTTCATCAATTACGTTTAATAATACCTCATTTTTTGTAATTGCTGAACATATCATCATATCAGGTGTCATTCCTGATGACATTACAACAAATACTGTCCTACCATCATTATAATCATAGTAGTCAACATTGTTAATAGTATATGCGGTATATAATCCGTCATTAAACTCACCCCACACGGTTCCTTCGATACCTGTGGTACCTGTTACAGGTACTCCAATCTTATATTTACCACCCCACAAATCACCTTTTTTACCATACACTTCAAGGTCACTAATTGTTGAGGTAGTATAACCTGTAACAGGGAAAGGAACTTGTGTATAATTGTAACTTGAGTTTAAATAAACATCACAATCTTGGTCACCACTAAAAATGTAATTGTAATTTAAAGGAGTTCCTGACCAATTACCTCCTGCAGGAACAAAATAAGCAGTCCCTTGTGGGTTTAGAATTGGTACGTCAATGTAAGGTGTTGTAATTGTTTTTTGAATGATGTTTGACCCCCACGGACTCATTCCTGACATAGTTATAGTGAACTCACCGTCCATAGTGTAGGTGTGACTATAATTACTTGGTGTTCCGCTAGTTATTGTCTCAATAGGACTTCCGTCACCCCAATCTACATAGTAGTTTGAGAAACTTAAATATTTTTTAAACTCGGTATCCGATGTGTTATAAAAATAGAATGTGTAAGGGTAAGATGTTGTGGCTGAAAACAAGAAATTAGTCATTGTATCTTGTTGAGCAATCATCCCATCAAACACACTATAATAACCCAAATCAATTGTATTTTCTGTCAATAAAATTGGTACCGTTAAACCTGTTAAAAGAGATGTTCCATCTGTACCACCTGATAATAACTCAGTCATTGATGAGTAAACATAGGTAGTTCCTGTCACGTACTTAGTAACCTCACGAGTGATAATATCACAACAAAAAGGGATTAATTCGGTGTCAGTATATTCGGCGTAAGTATTGACGGGAAATACGGTATTAACAACCTCAGGTGATATTCTAATATGATATTGTCTGTTATCCATTATGGGTTAATATATTCATACCATTTTATCGGGGTTCCGTTACCCACTCTTTGATTTGTAACCACGTCAAATATTTCATAAGTCGCCGTTTGTCGGTCTAATTCAACTTTGTAATAAAACTTATCTTCGGGTATAAAATTAAATTTGTTTGGTAATGACCCTTGAGAAGTATTCATCATTTTAACGAATACACCTAATCGGGCATCAAAAAACTTGGCTGACATGTAAAATGTGTTAATATCCAAAAATTGTGGATTTCTTAACCAATACAAATAAAACCCTTCTGAATCACCAACAAAGTCTAAACTCATTGATGGTTTTTTAATTTGAACGGATGGTAACGCGGTTGAAATACTTGTTGTTTCTGTCGAACCCTGTTGAACAGGTAAAATAACCGTAAAGTAATTTGTCTGTGTTGTTCCGTTTGGTGAATCGTAAAAATCCAACTTGAAGAATGATTTTGTAAAAGCTGGTCGATAGTAATAGACCTCGGTTGCGTCAAACCCTTCGGGTAAATAACTACACACCCAATTAAGTGGTGTAGATGTATTAACATCATTGGTATTACCACTATAAAAATAAAAATCGTATTGTAATTTAGTCTGTTCTTGACCGTATTCTTTATGGGTAAATCTTAAAACTTCAAAATCATAACCATTACCAATAATTTCGTTTACAACCTCCTCTTCATATAAGTCAATACTTTCGTCACGACCATAGAAATCCCACTTGAGTTCTACGGGTAACTCAATAACTTGTGGTATATCACCTAATATAAATTTGTAACTATTATTCACAATCGTCAATTAATGGGTCACTAACAATAACCTGTTCTATATAATTAGTTCCTTCAGGAATAATTCTAAAAATTATGTCAGTATAAGGGTAGTGTTTATCATTTAAAAATGGGTAATTAACACCTAATCCTGACGTGTCAATAAAACCATATGGGTATAGGTCTCTCCATAAAAACACACCCTCATTTTCCGAGAAATAAGAGTAGTTTGGGATACCCTCAACGTTTTTCTTTTCACCAGTCTCAATGTAGTCCGAAAACACTCGTAATGTTATTGGTGATAATGGATTATAATAATATCCATATCGATTTGTCGGTGATTGTGGTGGATTTGTAACATTAAACATGAATGGATTCATCGTGAACTTATGAAATATTCTAGATATAACTCTTTCTTCTTGAGCCATGTCATTCCATTCACATAAATCACCATCTAAAGTATCATCCTTCTCTAAAGACCTAACATAAGTGAATGGTATTGGTCCTCCACCAGGTCCTCCAGTTGAGCCTATAGGTGTATTATAAACATCGATTGGGAATTGTGTGTCAGAATTTGTGTTAAGTGTTGACCACCAATTATTAACATTACCATTCACTAATGGTAAATTAAATTCGTACCCTTGTCTCAAACCATTATAACCTTGTCCATTGGATTTTTGAGTACCGAATGTTAACCCAAAGTAACCCTTCCAAATTGTGGTAATGAATAATTCAGTTATAGGTCTTTTTTGATTGTCAACTAATCCATTTATACTAACATCATCGTTAAAGGATAATGTATAAGATTGACCACCTTCTTTTGTGGCAATTCTAGCTATTTGATTTGGTGTTAAACCACTACTTAAATATTTTTGTTTTTTACCAAAAATATTTTGGTCAAAACCGGCATTAACCATAACAGCATCTTTAGATGAAGTTAAAATTTTATTTTTACGAATATAGTATTCCGAAGTTGTTTCAGATAAATTCGCAGGATTTATAACTCTTTTAAAGGTACCTGTTGTTCCTGAAACGGTTAATCCCCCACCAGTAAAACCATAGTCGGATATCGTAAATACATATTCTTCACTTCCGGCAGCACCATCACCTAAGGTATAAACTTCAAACAAGTCGTTACCATTATAACTAAAATTAAGTTGGATGTATTCACCTGATGTTAACCCGTGTTTTACCGGACATCTAAACATAACCACATCCTGACCTTTATAGGTTGTTGGTAAAACAACAAATGGAATTCCGTCACCCGACAACCAATTGATTACTACACCTGTTTTAGGTTCAACAGCACTTAATGGTTTGTCGAATACATTTTCAAACGCGTAACTTACATAGAAATTCCAATTATAACTTGATGCACTTTTCGGAACAAAAGTTAAATGGTTATTTGGTGGTTGAGTATATCCCGGTTCATTATAGTCAGTTCTGATAAAATTAAACTCGTTATATTGAGGAAATCCTGACCACGCAACTTGTAAAGCACTTGTACTACACTGAGAAATTGCCGCAGCGGTTTCATTAATGTAATACAAACTATTTTCAAAAGGAGTGTAATTACTTGTTCCACTGTAAGAATTATAGAACAACAGATTGAATTTTGCGGTTGGTCTAAACGTATCGCAAGCTTGTCTTTCATCAAAATAAACTTGTTCTAAATCGATATTGACATTTCTTTCAAACTGAACACTTTCTTTGGTTGTTTGTATTAATGGTACATTAACCATTAAAGTAGTGTCGGGAGCAGATTTATATCTCAACGACCCCAATATAACCCTTATTTCATTTAAATTACCCATGTTATAAAACTACTTTGTTAGTATCCACCCACTTAGATAAGAATCTATCATAAGCACTCTTACCTCGTTTTAGACCAAAGTAGAAGTGGAAAGGTGCTCCGACAGTTATCGCGTCAGGAACAGGTGTGTTAGGCCATTTACTATTATATACCCAACTTAAATTACCAGAACCATCAACACTATAAATATAACCCTTAAAGAAATCATTTTGGTTTTGAGCTGATGGTCTGAAGTATCTTGATGATTGTAATAACCTATCTAAACTTTGATAATCGTGAGCGAAGAATTGGTTTCCATTAATTCCAGTTGTATACCAATTATTTTTCTGACTACCAAAAATACTGTTAGTGTTAGGTGTTAATCCCCATTGATACATTGGTACTTTTTGTGTAAACACACCAAACTCATTGAACCCACAATTATTATTAATTGGTACGTTAGGATTTAAAATAGTTCTCTTAGGTGTAATATAATCTCTGTTCTGAGTGTCAGATGTGAAGAATATACCAAATAGTGGGTCGTCACCTGATAATGAACTCACATAAATTTGACCTGGTTGGGTATAATTTGAAGACTCAAATGGTGCAACACCAAATTCAGAGTTTATCGATATTGATTGTGCGTAATCAGCATCCACCATATTGTTAGGTCTGCTAAAGAATGATTCCATACCCGCACCAGCACCTGTTAGTATTTGCTCAATAAAATTATTATTAACTAATCTGGTGACAATAAATAAGTTAAAAATGTCACTAACATCAGAATATGATGTCGTGTTTAATTTGTTTGACACATAACCATCAAAACCATCAGATAAAATAATTTCTTGTAAGTAATCTGCTCGTGGACCTAAATCCAACATAGTTGTCGGATATTGTAAATTGTATTCGTTACCTTTGTAAGACCCGAATATACCTTTACGACTTTTTTTACCAACAAAAGAATCGTTACTTTCAACATATGGGGAGCTTCTATAGTAGTAGTTATTTGTTGGGTGTAATATCACAACATCTTTACAATAAAATGCTGATTGTAATTGATTCGGATTATTTGATAGTGGTGAAGAATAAACAACATCATTTTTAAAACTAAATGCGTATAAAACACCATTAATCCAATTGTTTGTGAATAAGTGACTAAACACGTTTCTACACGCCCCGAAAGTAATTGAAAGTCGGGTAGACCACTCACTTAAATTAATTAACTCACATGGTAATGATATTAGAGGTACAGTTACAAACGTATAACAACCGTTTGTCATTTTATTAGCCCCACCACAAACCGCTGCGTATTTATAACAATTATCATTATCGTCCGCTAAAACTAATGTATTGTTAGGACCTTCCTTATAACATTTTAAAGGTACCATACTTCCACAATCAAAACTACTAAAAACTTCTTGGATGATTGATGGTTCATCAGAATTATCTAAAGTATCTTGATTTGAACCTGTTGGTACTGCTGTTGATACAATATACGACACTGAAGAACCGTCATCATTAATATTAAACGCTGAAAATAATAAATTACTCTGTAATGGGAAACTGTTGTCAATATTAGTCTGAGTCGTTGTTGAGGTTGGTAAACGGTCTGACCTCATAACGATTTGATTACCATTACCACCTAACCCATAACTAATGGTTGTTCCTGTTGGGTAAGTTGGTGCGTAATATAACGATAGGAAGCTGTTTGTTGTAAATAGAGAATCAGTCTCTAAACCACACGTTTGGTATGATGTTGGGAATGTTCCGTATAAAGCACTTCCACCCTCAACTATTTCACCATCATAATACCCATCATTATTAGTTGTGTTTAAAGTATATGTATTACCTGTTAAGTCACTATAATCCCTTTCAAAAACATTGTTAGAATTAACCTTAACACCATTAAATGAGTTGTCAAATCCAGTCGTTAACATAGGTGATGACGGTGATGGTTTAAAAGTCATGTTATTTCCATCTAATCTAGAGTAATATCTAATGGTACTTGAGGTAAACGCACTAAACCCTGCGGTATTACCAATCGCACTTGGCATGAAATGGTATGAGTTGTGAAATAAATAATTATTAGAGTAAGAATCTAAAGTTGTGTTAGAACCTATATTGTGTTGTACGTTCTTAAACCCAGGTTTAACAGGGTGATTCAGTTTGTAATTACCGGTAACCGTGTATCCATTGACCCCAAATGTGTTATAACCATAAAGAATACTTAAATCATAAGAACACGTTTGTCTAGTTGTGTTAGGGTCAACACCTCTTACCAAGAAAACAACTTTTTGATTAGTAAAATCATTAAATGAGGTAATAGGACTGACTGATTGGTTTTGTTGAGTATAATTAAATTCATAAGTACCCCCACAGGTCGTATTTGAAACCGTTCTTGTAAATTTATAAACATTTAAAGTATTACTAATAAACCTTTCGTTCAATGAATTAGGGTTTGGTGTAGAACTACACATAGACACAAAATCATTGTAAGTTGACGCAGTGATTACTTGGAAATACTCAATGTCAATCGGGAATCTAGCGTAAACAGAATCATTTGGGTCTTGTTGACTTGTATATACTTGTGTTAATAAATTGTTTGGATTGTTATAATCGGCGTATTGTACCGTTATTGGTTGACCTGAGTTATTAATCGTTGTACCTGTAATACTAGCGGTACCATATTGATTTAATTGTGTGTAACCCGTTAAGTTCACATCATTACTTAATACGGGGGCTTGGAATGTTATGATATTACCAGCTTGAAATAAACTTGAGTTATCGGGTTTTACCAATAAGGCAATTACATTGTCATAATGGAATACCCCATCACCAGTGTTAAATGATACTTTAATTCTGTTTACACCACCACCAGGATTAGTTGGTGATTCATTAAAGTATTTCGCTTTCGTATTAAATAGATTTATCCTCTCATATACAGGTAAACTACTTGTAAATATCGATGTGTATGGGTCGTTTGATTCAATTGTTTGTGGTTGAGGTGCTCGTGTCTTAGGTGTTAACGGGTTTAGTGTTGAACCTGATACACCAAATCCTTGACCCGCAAATAACGCTTCATAAGAATCATTTGTAGTGACAAATGCCGGGTCGGTTTCATTATAACTCGTTGATACTAATAGTGGTGATAATATTGAATTCGCGCCAGACTCTTCCGCTTGTTGATATAATTCGGTTTCTCCTGACTCTTGGACCACTTGCTCGGCACTTGCGGTTGGTTCTCCTTGGTCACAACTACAAAATTCACAATCAGGATATGATTGTGTTGGTAGTTTTAATTTGGTAAATAACTTGTATAGATTTGCAACTTTTTTGAGTGTGTCAGTATAGTCACTAAAAGACGGGCACGAATAGTTAGGTGCAACATTTACACCTGGTATTAAATTAATCGCGTCAATAATTAAACCTATAATAGGACATAAAATTGCAACAACCACTAAAACCGCGGCAGTAATAATTAATAACAATGGTGTTACAACTAATATAAAAAACGCTAATACGTGAGCGACAATTAATAATAGATATAATGTTGGGGTATTAATCAATAACATTAAACGGAATAACAAATATAAAAAGTCAAACTTATAGACCGAATCATTTGTTGGGAATCTATTGTTATCACTTTCACATTCAGGGTCTAAAATGTTCTTGATTGAGATTATCTTAGAATCACCATAACCCCTACGGTATTGTGAAATCATTTGTGAAATAGTATAAACTTTGTTATACGACATTTCAAAAAATCTATCTTCACAATTAATGGCTTCCTGAATCATATCATTATCACCATAGTCATTCCAATCTAAACTAAATGCGTAAGAATTTAAGGCATTTTGGGTGTCAACAGAATTTGACATTGAGTCTTGTAACGGGTCTAAATATTCACCATCAGAATCCGTTTCACCCCACCCATATTCTTTAATATTTGGGACTAAATAATACCCTCGTTTAATAGGGTCGGCGCTCAATGAAGGTGATTGATTCCACTTAACTTTAAAACGATACTTACTCTTAGTTGGTATACCGACCTTAGGGTCTGAAGAGATTACTTTCTCACCAAATTCGTTAGTGGTAACGTAATTCATGTTCATTGGGACATCAATTAACCAAGTCCCGTTATCATCAATAACTTGACCCCCTTGTTCCAATTCAAATTCTTCAAGAATTGGTCTACCATTAACATCCTGTTGAATGGTTTGTCTAATTGCCAATATTTCACCAGGTCCTGTGGTTAATTGACACAAGTTACCTGCGGTTGGTTTTGACTTACAGTTTTTCTTTAAAAAATTATCGTCGTTACTCGATACTAAAGACCCCATAAAAACTGATGTTGGGGTGATGTTAACATTTGATTCGGCACTTACATCAAAATCCGTTCTAGTTATACCCAAATTACAAATATCAGGCTGGCCCCATAATGGTTCGACCTCAATAGTTCGGTTAAAAGTTAAAATTTGTGGTAACTCCCTTAGGTTTGTTGACGATTTAAACTTGGTACCCGAGATTTGATTTTCAGTGGCAATACCCATACGAATTAAATCTTGAGGTGATAAAGAAAACTCACCAATATCAGATAAGTCAACATCAACAACAATAGTTTGAGAACCCGTTGGAACTCCGAAAATCATATAGTCACCACTTTCGTTGGTCACCGCATTAAACTTATAATATTTGTCGTAAACCTCAATTAGGGTTGGGTTGGTTAGGACATCTTCACGAGTAAAGAAAGTTCCTGTGGGTGTGTGACCCCCGTGTTGTTGTTTGTAAGGTAATAGATTATAACGATAACCATCATCATTTAGGTCCGTTAATGATTTGTATGGGTAAAGGTCTGAAATAACTGGGTCATTTTCATCAATGTCTTCTAAAGGAATGAAAACAGAAACCTTGGCATTTGGAATACCGAATCCGTTGTTAACACTAACACGACCTACAATAACTCCGTAGTCAGAACACTGACGAGTGTAAATTTGATTTTGTAATATTTTAAGTGATAAAATTTCAAGATACTCAAACTCTTGGTCAATTAGGACTCTAACTGAACTATCAACACCGGGTTTTGTTCTTATTCTATAGGAATTTGACATAATAATCTTTTTTGATAAATAGTTTATATACTATTTTCAAAAAGATAAACCATTAATTTCTAAAATAAATCATCAAGAAAAATTAACCGTTTTAAGATTCTTAACACGAACATTAACGTCTTTGTTGGGGAATCTTAATTGGTAAATTTGGTTTGGTTGTGCAAAGATTGTATCGTCAATTAATTCGATTTGACGAGTAACCGGGTCTAAGTATTTTTGTGATGTTTGTGATGATGAATATTGACCTCCAACTAAGTTGAAGAATTGAATATCGGATACCGCAATTACGCCGTTTTCACTTTGGATTAGTCTTCGTAATTCCGACACATAAATATTCTCACCCATCTCTCTACTTAAAGGACTAAAGAACTCAGTGATAATATTAATAATTTGAGATATAACAGCCCCCTGATTTTGACTATTATCTAATACCACATCAATATTGATACCTAAGTCAATAACGTTAGCAGTTTCTAATGAAATGTAGTCGTTAATCATTCGGTAATTTGATAGGTAATTCGCAACATTATTTTTAAGGGTATTTGATACCACTTCAGTTAAGGTTCCGTTCTCATCATAAGACAACATCTGAATCTTAATCTTGTTATTCTCTTCAGTGATTGCGACTTTTGCAGGTGCTCCGAATTGGGATGGCATTGTTCTAATAAGTGAGTTGTAATCGTTGATTGTAACAGCTCTGTTTTGTGCTGAGAAGTTAAATGCCACTAAGTTTCTAACCTCTTCTGTTGTTGGGAAATTAGCGCCACCGATAGCTGCGGTTACGTTAGTACAACGTAATGAGTTAACAACACTTGTGTTTACGTTCTCTGATGGACCGTTAACAAAGAATGATACCGTTCCGATTTGAGTAATTGTGTTCACCCCTAAATTACTTACCGAACCACCACCAACTCTATATTGAATGAATAGTGTTGTGTTAGGTTTCAATACACTACCTAAAGCAAAGTTGTTTGAGTATTTATTAAGGTTTAAAACGTACCCGTTTCTTGCAAACTCACGTAATTGTTCGTCGGCGGATTGACTACCACCACCAAAAGTCATTTTCATATAACCTTCAGGGGTATATTCGGTAATGAATTTATCATTCACCTGAATGTAACGACCAACCTTAATACCAGGACTGTCAGAAACCTTTGTAGGGTCTTCAATAAAGACTCTATCTTCGGCTAAGGCACTTACTTCGTACCATCTATTATTTAAACCTAAAAATTCTTGAGTACTTGGTACGTTAGCATATTGTGTCCCATCTTTTAATAAAACACTGGTAACACCAAGAACATTTTTTTCGGGTAAGAATATCTCTAAAAACGGTCTAACGTCTACAGGTGTAATTACTCTTTTGAATACTTTTGTCACCCCGTTTACTACCGTTTCTCTTTTTACAATTGTGTAGTTAATTAATTTGTTGTTGGAATCGAAGTTAGGAATCTTAAGTCTGTTTGGGTAACCCTCACCACTAATTGGTGAAGCGAAATCGATGTCATAAACCGTTTCAAATGTTTGACCCCCACCGCTAACTTGGGACCCTCTTCTTAATATACCGCAATATCTAATATCTTCTTTATCACCAAACGCAGGAACCGTAATTGAGAAGTCCACCAATGAAACTGACGGTCTCATACCAGGTACTTTTAAACCATAGGTTCTTGCAATGTTAAATATTGACGACCTTTGTTGTGCGTATTGTAATACGGTCTCTTGGATACTTCTGTCTATATTATAGTGTAAGTTATCTGTAACCGCCGCGTTCAAATCCATCAATACTGAGAATACCGATGCGTCGTTAAAGTTATCAACCGTTTCAGGATAATAAGTTCGTGTGAAATTAATCAACTCAGTCCTGATTGATTGAAAATCTCTAGTCGTGTATGATATTTTCTTATTTGACATATACTATTAAATATTGATGATTATAAAATCTGATGTACTAAAAGCACTATCAGTAATCGTATATTCTATTTTAATTTTTGCAGTGTGTTCTAATTGACTAATATTAGTAACCTTAAACTCTCTTTGGTCGTTTTCATTAATATAAGTCCCTTTATTTTCTTCCCCCTCAGATGCAGGTGTAACACTAATATTAGTAATCTTTAAATTTGGCATGTAATCCTCAACAGCTTGTCTAATCTCTGCAGATATGTCTGAGAATGTAGGACCGTCTAATGGTTCGAAAATATATTCATATAAACGAGTTCCAAAATCAGGTAAAAAATAACGACTACCTTTTCTTGTCAGAATTAAATGAACTAAGTCAGTTCTAATTTCCTCATCTGTAAAGTCAGATAAATCTAAATACTTTCCATCAAACGAATCTTGAAAGGGGAAATTAATACCGTATGTGTAACCATCTGCCATAACAATAAATATAGTGTCGTGATATTTTCAATAAATAGTTACAAAATAAAAAATCCCGACATAGTGTCGGGATTATTGTTGTGATTAGGATGAACAACCAAAACATTCAAATTGTGAATCAGTTGGTTTCTGTGTTTCCTGTGTATAAGTCACTGTTGGTGTATCAGTTTTAGTGACAGGTTTTCTCACTTTAGTAATATCTACTGCCAAGTGTTTAGCCCCTGTTGAAATCGCTTTAGTTCTAACATAGTAACACAAAGTTTTCAAACCTCTTTTCCATGAGTGGAAATGTGATGAAGAAATCTTAGACAATGTTGGGTTTGACATGTAGATATTCATTGATTGTGTTTGGTCAATGAATGGTGCTCTGTCAGCTGACATATCAATAAGTTCTCTTTGTGAAATCTCCCAAATAGTTTTGTATTTAGGGATTAAATGTTCAATACGTTTAACTTTTTTATTGTAAGTTTTTTCCTCAGGGTCAAGGTAATTGTTGAAGTTGATGTTTTGAATTGAGCCATCATTCATAATGATTTCATTTTTCAAATCTTCACACCAAATGCCAATCTTTTCAAAGTCGTTGATGAGGTACTTATTTACAATCATAATCTCACCACCAACAACTCGTCTGTTAAAGATAGCCGAGTGAGCCGGTTCAGTCATTTCGTAAGAACCTGTAATCTTAGCTGAAGATGCAACCGGCATCTGAGCCGTAAATAATGAGTTACAAACACCCCACTTAGCAACATCTTCTTTCAAAGATTTCCAATCCCAAAAACCTGAAAGTTCATCTTCTTTAAGACCCCACAT